TGTGGATCAGCTGCTTCTTGCGGATGAACAGGCTACCTGGACTCACAAAGAGCCTACTGTTTACCCTGATAATACTATGATGGTATGGTGTGATGTCCATGCTTTTGGTAAAACAATGACAGCTTATTTACCTGTATTAGATTTTAAAAATGCACCAGTTAAGAATCCTAATGCTATGCAAATCAATACGGCTATGCAAAGATGTTTGGCTAAAGGTATATCGTTATATGGGATTGGTTTATACATCTTTTGTGGGGAAGATATTCCTCTAGGATCTCCTATGGAAGCAGTACAACAAACATTTGAGGAGCAAGGCATAGAAGGTGCAAGAGCTTTGTATAATAAAATGAATGAGAAGGATAGGTTAGAATGCTTACCTATTATTCAGGAACTTATTAAGAAATCGGAGAAAAAATAATGAGCAAAGCATTGAAGAGTGGTAAATATAACAGCAACGGGGTATTCTCTAGTCCGCATCGTTCTCCATTGATTCATACATCCAAACCTTCTAACACTCTTTCCGAGGAGGAAATTAAAGCTTTAATAAATAAGGCTAATGATTATATGAAATTAAAACCTTGGAGACCTAAATCGGCAGTAGCTAGATATATAGGGGTAACTGTTCCATGTTTAGTTCGTTGGTCAAAGGAGGGTAGGATTGAACTTCCATTACCTCGCAGAAATATTGGAGGGGAAAAAGGTTTAAAGTTAATACCCTTATACAAAGAACTTAAGTCTTCATGGGGGAATGTTTAATGGAACAACGTAGCCCAGAGTGGTTTGCTAGCAGACTAGGTAAGGTAACAGCCAGTATGGTTACTACAGTAGCTAGTAAAACAATTGCTAGAAAGAAATATTTAAACCAATTGATAACAGAAAGATTGACAGGTAATGTTGTTCCAGTTTACGTTAATCAAGCTATGCAACATGGCATGGATTATGAGGATGAAGCAAGGAACTTATACATAAACAAAGTAGGGTTGTTAAAGGATGTAGATGTTACGGAAGAAGGGTTTGTTGACCATCCTACTATTGATATGGCAGGCGCAAGTCCTGATGGATTAGTAGGTGATACAGGATTAATTGAGATTAAGTGTCCTCAGTTGTTAACACACACTGAAACACTAGCAACTCACGACATCAATATAAAGTATCAACATCAGATACAATGGCAGTTAGCTTGTATGCCAGAAAGACAATGGTGTGACTTTGTTAGTTATCACCCAGACTTTCCTGATGAACACAAGCTCTTAGTATTAAGAGTTGATAGAGATGATGAGCTTATAGCTCGTTTAGAAACTGAAGTTGAGAAATTTTTAACTGAAGTAAGTGAAGCGGTAAATTTTATAAACAATAAGGAGAAGTAAAAAGATGGCTGAACAATACGATAACACTAACAGGTTTGTATTATTTAAGAATGATAAGGGTGACAATGCAAATCGTCCTGATTATACTGGAACTATTACACTTGAAGGTGGTAAGGAAATGTCATTAAGTGCTTGGGTAAGAACGTCTGCTAAAGGAGTTAACTTTATGTCAGGCCAGATGTCTGAGCCTTATAAACCAAGTGAAGTGAATATTACTAGAAATGCTCCAACAGAAACTGTTGCTGCGGTAGCTGAGGATATTCCTTTTTAAGAGGCACTAAGGGCTACACTGCCCTCAAGCGGCATATGCCGGCCATTGTAGTTTGGAATTGGTTCAGACTATAATGACATTGAGAACTTGAGGGTTAGTGTATTAAAAGTATTACTTATTCATTACATACATTGTTACTTCAAAGCCAAATCTCATTTCTGTAGCTGATGGTTTTGTCCACATAATAGTAGTCCTTATTGGTTAATCAAGACTCTATTATAACAAACTTAATAAGTAATTCTTATGATCTAAGTATGAGTAAGGAGTAGTTATTATCATGAATAAAATGACAGAAAAACAAAGAGAATTTGCACTAAGATTTTCGTTATGGTTAGGCATTAGTATGTATGTATTATTATTAATAGCTTTAGGTATGTTACTAAAGATTCACAATTATATTTAAGGAGATGTTATGAAGATTACAATAACAAGAACAGTAGCAGTAGTAGTAGCGGTAGGATTTTTAGGAGCAATACAGTACGCATCTAAAGCGCCAAAGCTTAGTGCGTATGGTGAAGACATAGTAACAATAGAAATTGTTGGTGGTGGTGCTAATGAATTAGATGCTATCCTTCCTTACAACGAACAACCATTACCTCCATTACAGGAACGTCAGTATGCTAGTGATGATTTATTTGAATCAGATATAGCAGAGATACTACCTGAGATGCAAGGCACTCCTTCACCAGAAGAGTGGGAGCTTCCTCATCTAACATTACCCCCACTACAGGAGGTCTAGTCATGGCAGACAAAATAAATCCAGAGCATTATAAACGTGGTGGATTAGAAACTATTGACATAATGAAAAAGAAACTTACTCCAGAAGAGTATATTGGTAAGATGAAGGGTGACCAATACAAGTATTTAGAGCGTAGAGGATACAAAGAAACAGAAGGATTAAGTGAATTGCAGTGGAATGAAAATTGTGCAGTAGAGTGCAGAAAGCAAATGTGGTATACAGAAAAGGAACTTAATGTATATCTAGAAAACATAGCTGCAATAAAAGCAAAAGTACAGTCCGATGAATGGATAGATGACCCACTCCATGACGAAGACTAGCAAGCAAGAGGTGTATAAATATGGACATCCTTTCTATTGTGAAGAGTGTGGAGAGGATGCCATGTACATGGATAAGAATCAAAAATGGTGGTGCTATTTTAATTGGACTGATATGAATAAGGAACATTATGGCATCTGCAAAAATAAAAGTTCCTAAAGATCCTGTGTGTCATGTGTGTTCTAAACGCGCAAAGATATATTACCTGAAGAAGTGGTGGTGTAAAACACATACAGAACTAGGGGTGTTTAATATAAAAGGACACTGCAAAGATGGAGAATGACGAATGGAAAGAGAAAGAATTTTATTATGATGGTTGGAGATTTATCATGACATACAATAGCAAACAGTTTACTATTAGGCATGAGATTACAGGGAAAGTTATTATATCTGGAGAGTTTTAATATGAAGTCATTCTTACTTTTATGTGTTTATGTTCCAATAGCTTTAGCAGAATCAGCTAGTTATTATAATCCAGACGAAGGAACATGGACTGTTGTTGAAAATGCAAAACAGGTTGACGTTGTTATAGATAAGAATAATCAGGGAAGTTTATTGATAACACCAGGTGATGAAGGACAAACCTTTGTATATGGAGATGAGTTGATTATTATGGAGTCAACTCCTTTTGGGATCATTAGTTATTAGGGGTAAATATGGTGGCTGAATTTATATTGATGGTAGCAATAGGTAATGAGGCAGGTAATAATAGTTGTTGCCTTGCAGAACATTACGTTGGCACGTTTAAATCGTGCGTTGAAGCTCATGAGTATATAAAAAATCATATACCTGAAGCACCAAAAGAAACTAGGTGCTTACATTCAGATAACATTAATCTTCCTGAAGACTTTAAACACAAATACATTATTGACGAATGCAAAATGAAAAGGAGCTGTGATGGGGAAAGGTAGTGGCAGAAGACCAAAGGGATTAGTAACAGATAAAAAGCTACAAGATAACTGGGATCGGATCTTCGGTCAGAAACCAAACGATAAACAATTTGAAAGGAATCAAGATGGCGATAAGTCCGACACAAAGAACCCTAAAAAGACTACGAGATAGCGGTGACTATCCTTTAGTTTCTATAGTAGAAAGATGGAACGCCTTTGCCAAGATACGCCAAGACCTTTTTGGCATAATAGATTTGCTAGCAATAGATAGTGATGGCAATACCGTAGGGATTCAAGTAACAAGTTACAGTAACATTAGCGCAAGGGTAAAGAAGATGGAGGACAGCGATGCTATCCCTCATCTAAGGGATGCTAACTGGAAGATTATTGTTGAAGGGTGGCATAAGAAAGACAACAAGTGGGTTAGTAGAATTGTAGACATCAGTTAAGGAGATTGATATGGCAGAAGGATTAGCATCACAAGACAGCGGGTATATATTTACATTTGATGATGGAAGAACTATTAAGAGGGGAGCTTTAGCGCAGCTTATCTTGGACACGATTGGATCTGGTAAGAAGCATACAGGTACTATCTCAAATGAGATAGGTATGAACTATCAGTCAGTCTTCGCAGTGATTAGGACTTTAGTTACATCAGATATACTGTTGAGCGAGAAGCAAAGTAAGCATACGGTATATAAGATTCCTATTCCATGTGGGTTAGATGAGTTTTTTAATCACAAGAAAGTGCTAGAAGGATTGGAGATTAAGTCTAGTAAGAAGCACAAGGCAGAAGACTTTCCTAATGTAAGCTTTGGAGGTAAGAGTGGGTATGAAGAGTACTCTTCTAAAATGAGCAATACTATTTATGAAGGTGGATTTGAATGAGAATAGAGCGATTGATGGTGCTGCTAGAAGATTGGTCTGAATTTATGAAGCATGATAACAACAGACTTGGCTATCCTAGCAAAGCATTAGGTATGGCCAGTGGTGGAGAGTCTTCAGAAGCTTTTGATGATATGATTAATGATGCAGATAATAAGAATGTTATTACATTGAACGCCATTATACATAGCTTACCTAAAGAACAACGAGAAGCTATCTATGCTAGGTGGTTGAAGAGTAAAAAGCCTGTGTACTATGAACTGAAATTAGATTTAGCTATGGATAATCTACTCGTGATGGCAGGCAGAAGGATTTATGCCTAGGTTACCCCTTAACTGCATAAAGAAAACCTCACCACGGGGCTCAGGACAAGCCAGGAAAGGTGTTTAATCGTCTAAATCAGGCACATTGGCATGAATAGAGTCAACTATTAACTCTATATCAGATCCATCATCCAAGTATATAATCATAGAATTTTCTCCGTAGATAACATCTACTGCATCTATAATCTTACCTGTTATATGCGTTGCTATATCTTGAATGTCCATATGTATCTTCTTTAAATGTTGATAACCGAGCTGTACTTTCTTGTTTCGTTTATTTTTCCCCACTTGCCGCAACTTTGGCACTGAACTCTTCTGTATAATTTTGATAGTGTCCGAGATGTACCCCTAGAATGTAATTTTTTACTGCCACAATTCATACAAACAAGACCATCAGAATATATATTATGATTAGGATGAACTTGAATCCAACCCTTTAGTTTGTTGTATACCTGTTCTGTTAAAACAACATCATTACAATTGTACTTCTTCATTAACTTCCATGCTTTGGGATTCTTACTCATACACTCAATCCATAAAGGCATACCTTGGTGCGAAGTCTTCTGGCCTATACCAAGTTCTTGAGCGATGTAGTCCAGTTTATTACTAGCAAATTTAAACTTACCTCTAGCTGTATTCAAAAGGTCTATGTCTTTATAAG